CATTCGCACCAAACGTAGCAATACTTTTAGCTGCAATACCTTGATTGAATAAATCCCCTGAAGCAACCGCCGCACCAAATGCACTATCGCCCTCACCAACAACAAGAATATCTCCGGTTGAACCGGTTGGGAGAGTACTGCTCGCAGAGGGGAATACTATAGTTGAAGGGCAATACTCAGATCCGTTATAACCTAGTACTTGTCCTGGTGTCGGGGGAGTACTGCAAATACCTGATAATGAACTTGGATGGCAAGCGGACAGGTCAGAGCAAGTGAAAGTGCTCCCACCGCCACCACCACCGGTAACTATAGTTGAAGCACACCAAGAAGTACCACTAAACGCTAATACCTGACCTACCGCTGGGACCGCCGAGCAAACATCCCCAACATCGCTTAAATTAAGGACAAACTCAGTTAACCCTGAAGCATTACCAGTCGCGGGGTCATACCCGATGGCAAGAGGTATTTTATTAAACGTCATTTAAACTTCCTTACGACTTGTACTGCTCTGGATCTGTTTTCTTGTCTTCATCGTCAGGCTTGATATCATCTAAAAGGTCTTCGAGTTTAGAAAGGAGAGAAGTGAGATCGTCTTGACCCATCTCTTCGCCTTCTTCCTCATCGTCACCTTCTTCCTCATCGTCACCCTCAGGGGCTTCAACAGGTTGGTCCTCGCCTTCTTCCTCTTTTTCGTCCTCGACCTCAGCCTTTACTTCCTCAGCAGCCTCTTCAGCGTCTTTGGCATCAGGATCAGGATCATTCATTGGAACTTCGGCATTACTATATAATTCATCAGGAGTGCCTAAAGGATCTTCGGAATCCATTTCTTCCTTGCCCCCGGTAGCCTCTTCTTCTGCCTCGTCCTCCAACTCCTGAGCAGCGTTCTCAACGGCAGGAACTAACATCTTAAGCACTTGCCCAATCTTACCAAGATCATCAGCGACCTTAGTGAAATCCATGTAATCCATCAAGCTAGCTTCGTTTAACGTATCACCATGGCCAGCTTCACTGAAGACTTCTTCAAGGAAAACGGCAAGATCGATCGTTTCGGCACCATTCTTAGTTTGAAGGCAGTCTACAAACTCCATTAAAGTCTTTTCAACAAGTGAATCAGTAGGCGCGTGCTTGGCAATTTGAGTGAGAATCTCCCCCTCAGTCATAGCTAAGGTACCAAAGGTCGGAACCTCATCCAGCTTACGAACATCGATACCGTACTTCTCATTCAATACGTCAAGAACGTATTGCTTGACAGGCTTCTTCATCTCGTAAATCAAACCAGCGAACTTTTTCAGATCTTTCTGAGTGATCTTAAGCTCATTCATCGATAAGCAGTTTTGCATTAACGATGTGATTTGCTTCTTCGTAGCCAGCGCGAGATACGGGGCATCAGAGATTACCTGGGCAACCTGATGTCTAACCGAATCGGTATCGCTTTCAAAAATCATCGAAGCTAAGTCCTGAACGCTATTGCTATCGATCCAGATGTTATCGAAGCTTTGCTTGGCCTCCAGTAACTCTTTCTGAATTAATTCCTTTCTGCAAAGGTGCTCGTAGAGGTTGGTTTTACCCACAAAGCTAATTTCAAGCTCTTGAGCTTCTTGAATTTGATCCACGGTCCTCTTAGGGAGGTCGAAACTGGTCGAAACAAGATTAACAAGCTTCATGCCTGTCTTCATGCCGTGAGACTGTAATAAGTCTTCGTTTTCCTTAAGGAAATCAATCAATTGATCCTTAATTTCGTTAACGCGCTGAAATTCCTTAGAAGAGATAATCTTGGTCGATTCACCGAATCTTTCAGTCTTCTCCGCTAATCTACCCTTAATCCTATCGTAGGAGAGCTTAGTCTCATACATGCTTAAGATCTTATCAAAAGACCCCTCAGCCGATTGGTAATCATTTTCGAGCAGATTTGAAAGAACATTCATCACCTTCTTATCAGTTGCCTCTTCAAATGCCTTCTTGTTTTCAAGAACCGCAGAGTCTTCGACAACTATCTTGGAAAGCTTCAGGTTCGGCTGGAAGGTGTACTTACCACTAATAACCGAACCATTTTCGGTTAAGTAAGTAGCAACTCCATCTTCAACAGAGAAAAGTTCAACGTTCTCTCTCAAAGTACGAGCTAAGTAATCACCGATTTTCACAAGGTTACTGAACTCTTTCCCACGATTTTCAATCAAATTCGTTAACATAATTAATACACTTATCTGAAATTATTTAGCCCCGTCTTTCGAGGATATTTTATTAAAATGATCTTTACCGTCCATATCCTCAAGCAATTTAATCAATTCATCATCGCAGCCAGATTCAATAGCTAGCGACTTCATTGCATTGTAGTCCAAGGATTCAGCCGCTGTTGGAGGTATATTTTCAGCCGATTCCATTGGAGGACCCGCAGGATCACCCATAGGCATTCCGCCAGGAGGTGGCAACCCACCCGCCATAGCTTGGCTCAGGACTGGATCATTTTGATCCTCTTCAAGACCCTTCTTAGTTTCCTCGATCTCACTATCGGACATTTGATAGTAGTCCTTGTAGATCTTTTCAATGGGGAATATACCAAGACCTTTCACAGCCTGTACAACTCTTGCTTTCTGCTCGTCAGTATCCAGCATCCTCTTAAGAGCCATGTCAGACGGGGCAGGAAGTTTAATTTTAAGTTTGTTAATTAATGTCGTTGGGAAACCCTTGAGCATTAAGTGCCTCTTTGCTAAAGTCTCTAAACCAAGCTCAATCGACTTCTGAATTCTGGTGATGACGCGAGCAAACTTAACATCAAGTTGGGAGAGGTTGGCTTTACGCTCAGGTGATTGATCCTTCTCAACAATGTAATCCTTTGGAATCTTAAGAGCCGCGAGCAACTTATCTCTAAAGTACTTAACATCGTCAACCTCACCAAGATTTTCAGCACCCGGCAATGTATCAATCTTGGTACCAGTACCCTTACCGTTAACAGCAATGTAGAAATCCTCATCAGCAGCAAGAGCATTGAAGTTTTCTTCGATGTTGCCAGTCTGTGAGTTGTAGCTCTTACGCTTTTTAAACTTATCCATCTGCTTCTTAATATGCATCTCAGCCTTAGAAGCAGGCAGCGAGCCAGTATCAATGTAGAAGATACGACGCTCAGGGGCGCGAACAAGACGATAGATAAGCATTGCATCTTCCATCATCTTGAGGCTCTTGTAAGTTACTCTAGCAGCAGCGGCAACCGACTTTCCATAGGGGTAGTGTGTAGGGTCCGAGGTATGAAGTCTGAAGTGGATAATCTGACCAGGATCCAGATTGATCATCTTAGCATCATCTAAGTAAGGACCAATGGAACCGTAAGTAGTCCAATCATTCTTCTTAGGAATTTCCTGCAAGAATTGCTTTAAGTAACCAAACTCGTCTTCAACTCGGAAGATAAAGTTGGGATTAAGGATCTTAATACGTTGAATACCTCTTTTAACGTTGTTTAAATCTATAATTGTTTCAAGGAAAATATCACCGTACTTTACAACATTTCTGGAGATGTCCCATAGGTAACGAACCATGTTAGTTTGCTCAAACATGCTCATTACTTCTTGCTTGGACATCTCGTCATCAGTTACAATATCCCAAGGGGTACCATCAATGTTTTCCTGGGTGCAATCATCACTGTAGATATCAAAAGCGGAGGAAATCTCAGGGTAGCCATCCATGTCCTCGTATTCCTTATACCTACGCTTTCGATCAAACTCCACCTGAGGCATGATGGGGTAGTAGGTCGCCTTGTGCCCAAACTCGGAGGGTACCTTTACTACATCATTAGACTGAACGGTGTCCCCAGCTAAAGGCTTAGGAGCAGCCATGGACTTCCCGGTGACCGGATCCTTGTACTGATCATCCTTGTAATCCTCTACTTCACGAGCAAAAAACTTCTTGAAGAATCTACCAATAAGACCATAAGGCTTATTGTAAGGTTGTTGCGGATCGGCAAATTGAGTGTAACCTTCCCCGCCTTCTCTTAATTTCTTAGCAGCCATTCAATATTCTCTTCAGTTAATTCATCGTTAGATGTCTTCATCTTATATGTATGAGCGTTACGCACGGCTGGCGGCATATAAGTACTATCTTCTGCTCTTTCTATGAAGGCATTCCCTCTTAAGTTATTAAAAACGTTAATCGCAGCGGCAAAGGACATAATTAAGTCATCATGACAGTTGGTATCAGGCTTAATTCGACCTGTATCGGAGTCAATAATGAAGGTTAAAAGCTCATTGACGAGTCTGTCGGAGTTAATTAAAACTTTACCTGCTCTAATATTGTGCTCAAGGTCAGCTAATAAATTCTCCTTATTCTTCTGAGTAATCATAATTCCGATCTCTCTCTTGCTGTCCTGAATCAAATTTTCATACTCTAACTCGTTCTGTAGGAAATAAATTAAGTTATTTCCAATACCATTTCTTTCTGGGCATACAAAAGCAGAGTTGTAAAGCCTCCCCTCATCTGCGATAATCTTGGCAAACTCATTAATAGGAGTCCTATTAGAGTAAAACTCAGCAACCTGCTTACCATTATAGATGTCAATAATATGGAAGGCTGAGTAATCTCGTTCACGACCGATCGATGGGTCGGCAGCTAATACATACTCATGGTTTGGTTGAGGATCTTCCCAAACGCGCATTCGATTGTTGTATTTAATCCAATAATCCTGACTGCAATTCTCTTTTAGGTTACGTAAGATCTCACCTTCAATATAAGTCTCACCAGTTCCTAGGAAGCTTGCCTCATACTCCTGCAACCATTCTTTGTAGCTATGCTTGCGTCTGGTTTGCTCCTCCCACTTATCCACAATGATGGGTGGGTTACAAGATTCCATGTGCTCATAAAGCCATTCAAAGCCTTCATGTCGCTTGTATTCAGGGTGCTCTTGCCATGTAATATCAATCGGGTGAAATCCGTTGTCACCCTCAGTTGCCTGTGTGTACATCTTGTGGAACCAGTTACCAATACCGTTAACCGTAGACAGGCACACTACACGACCACCTGTAGACGTTGTAGGGCCTACAGCAGCCCAGATCGTATCAATGTGCTCAATGAACGCTGCCTCATCCAAGATCAGCAGAGAGGCAGAGATAGAACGACCAGATTGCTTACCTGAAGCCTTAGACTGGATGGAGGATCCATTCTCAAAAGAAAGTGTGTGATCATTGTCTCTGGTAGTCTTCGGCTTCATCCAGAACGGTAATTCCTCATACATGATCTTAATACGAGAAATAACTTCTTTAGCTTCAGCATCTCCCTTAGAAAGAACAGCAACTCTCTTATTTGTACCAAAGATGCAAAAGTGCAAAGCATAAGCAGCCATCAGGGTCGTGCAACCTGCCTGCCTAAACTTACGTAGAATTGTGAGCCTATAGTCCTGAAACTCGTCTAGAATACGGGCTTGAAACGGGTAAAGTTTAAAGTTGACAAGACCCCGCATCGGGTGTACAACTTTTATATAATTATTTGTAAAATATTCGCAATCGTTGGAACATTTCTTAAATTCTTCTGCGATCCGCTCAAGATCTTCACTATTATTATTCATGATTTACTTTTCTGTCTGTACTAGACAAGATAAACAACCAAAGTCCTTAGATAAGCTAGTTAAGTATTGTAACTCAGATGAAGCTTTAAGAATTCAAGTTGCTTATGATGCTAAATCTATTTATGAAGGACACAAAGAGAACATCGAGTTGTTCAAGAGAATGCCTCTTGAATCTAATGATATTATAGTGTTATGTCATGATGACTTAGAAATACTTTCTAAGCCCGAAGATTTAGTTGAAAACTTACGTGTTGCCAGGAAGCCTAACGTTGGCTTTGTAGGGCTTGCAGGTTCGTGCTATCTCCCCCGAGATGGAGGTTGGTGGA